TACAACACCCGGGACAAGAACTACCAGACCATCATCAAGCAGTTGATCGACCGGCTTCCGCAGGGCTCCAAGGACGTTGCGGAGGACATCATGCGCTTTGCGTTGGGTAGCAAAAAATGAACTGGCCCCGGTTGTACCTGGAGGCCATTAAATCTGGGGACGAGGTGGTCAGCGCCAAGGTGCGGGCGGTGTACGAGCGCGAGGTGGCGTGGATGGACGCGCCGCCGGCGGGATTTCACTTTGACGAAGAAGCCGCCCAGCGCCCGATTGATTTCATCGAAACCTACTGCCGGCATTCCAAGGGCAAGTGGGGCCGGCAGAAGCTGGAGTTGGAGCTGTTCCAGAAGGCGAAGATTGCGCTGGCCTTTGGCTGGCTGGACAAGAGCGGGCACCGGAGGTTCCGCGAGGTTGTGGACATCCGCGGGCGCAAGTGCGGAAAGTCGACCGAGACGGCCGCGGTCGAACTGTACATGCTGATCGCGGACGGGGAGACCGGCTGCGAGGTGTACTGCACGGCCAACAAACTGGACCAGGCGAAGCTCATCTTCAACGAGGCGGTGACCATGCGGGCCCAGTCTGTGGCCATCCGGTCCATCACCAAGAAGCGGCAGAGCGATATTTATTTCCCGGCCATGTTCTCCACTTTGAAGGCGCTGGCCGCCGACACCAAGACCATGGACGGACTGAACGCGCACTTCTTCAGCCAGGACGAGTTCCACGAGGCGCGTGACAGCAAGATTTATGACGTGATGGTCCAGAGCCAGGCCGCCCGGGAGCAGCCGATGGCGTGGCTGATTTCCACAAACGGCTTTGTGCGCGAGGCTTTTTTTGATGCCAAGTATGAGTATTGCTCCAAGGTGGCCTTGTGGGAACCGGGCTTTGAGGACTACCGCCTGCTGCCGCTCCTGTATGAGCTGGACAGCCGGGACGAGTGGGCAGACCCCAAGTGCTGGGGCAAGGCCAACCCGGGACTGGGCAAAATCAAGAGCATGGTGACGCTGGCGGAGAATGTGGAAAAGGCCAAGCGCGACCCAAACTTCCTGCCGACGGTGCTGACCAAGGACTTCAACGTGCCGGAGAACAGCGCCGCGGCGTGGCTGCCGTATGAAGCGGTGCTGAATGAATCGGCGGCGGACATGGCCTACCTGGGCAACACCTACGCGATTGGCGGCTGCGACCTTTCCGCCACGACAGACCTCACCTGCGCGACGCTGCTGATTCGCAAGCCGGAGGACCCGAACTTCTATATCCTGCAGCAGTATTTCCTGCCGCAGGCGCGGGTGAACGCCACCGAGCAGTCAAACGCCCGAGAAGCACCCTACCGGCTGTGGGCAGAGCAGGGCTGGCTGACCATCTGTGAAGGGGCCACCGTGGACTACCGGGCGGTGACAAAGTGGTTCACGGACATGGTGGAGCGGCACGGGGTCCGCCCGCTGTGGATTTGTTACGACCGCGCCCTGGCCGGCTACTGGCAAAACGACATGAAGGACAATGGTTTTGAGATGGTCAAGATTCCTCAGGGGCCTTTCACCTGGTCCTACCCCATGAAGCGCCTGGGCGGTCTGTTCGAGGAGCATCGCGTGGTCTACCAAAACAACCCCATCCTGCGCTGGTGCCTGCTGAACACAGGCGTCAAGACGCTGAACCGGGACGGCATCCAAACGGTGCAACCCGTCAAAACCTCTTCCACACGGCGCATTGACGGCATGGTGAGCCTGCTCAACGCCTTTGTGGGTTACTGCGACCATGAGGAAGACTTCCTCAGATACTGCCGAATTAAGGAGTGATGAACCGAATGAATTTTAGAGGGGCAATCGCCGCCCTGTTCGGCGGGAAGAAGGACCGGACCGGAACGACCTGGCGGGAGATCGGGACGTACACCAGCCAATTCTACCCATTCCAGGGCGGCGTGTACGCGAACGATGTGGCCAGGAGCTGCGTCCACACGCTGGCGGAGCACACCAGCAAGGCCAACGCGGTGGCGCGGCAGGACCCGGGGCTGGAGCGCCTGCTGCGGGTGCGGCCGAACCTGTACATGAACGGCAAGGATTTTTTGTACAAGTGCCGGACCCTGTACGAGGTGAACAACACGGTTTTTATCTACATCAACCGGGACGAGCGCGGGCGGGCGATTTCGCTGTACCCGATCCCGAACTGCCCGGCGGAGGCTGTGGAGAACGGCGGCCGGCTGTACATCCGATTTCAGTTCGCCGGCGGCCAGAAGCTGACGGCCGGGTGGGACGACCTGCTGGTGCTGAGGAAACACTACAACGAGTCGGACATCTTCGGCGACAGCAACCACGCCATCACGACCAGCCTGCAGCTGCTGGACACCACAGGCCAGGGCATGGCCAACGCCATCAAGAGCACCGCGAACCTGCGCGGCATCCTCAAGTCGACAAAGGCGATGCTCTCAGATGATGACATCAAGCGGCAGAAAGACCGCTTCGTGGCGGACTACCTGAGCTTGGAGAACAGCAGCGGCATCGCGATGCTGGACAGCACGGTGGACTTCAAGGCTGTGGACGTGAAGCCGGAGATCGCCACCTATGAACACATCGGGCAGCTGCGGGAGAACATCTACCGCTACTTCGGCGTGAGCGAGGAAGCCATCCAGGGCAAGCTGTTCGGGGACGCCTGGGAATCGTTCTATGATTCCGCGATTGAGCCGTTCCTGATCGCGCTCGGGCTGGAACTGACGTATAAGGTGTACACCGACCGGCAGCGGGGCTTTGGCAACGAGGTGGTGTTTGAGTCCAGCCGGATGCAGTACATGAGCATGGATAACAAGCTCAAGCTGGTGCAGATGGTGGACCGCATGGCGCTGACCCCGAACGAGTGGAGACAGGTGATGAACCTGCCCGCGGTGGCGTGGGGCGATGAGCCGCTGTATTGGCAGAACCCGAAGATCAACGAAGAGCCGGCCAAGGAGGAGGAACCCGATGCTACTCCTTAACGGAGACTGCCTTGAGCTGATGCAGGCGATACCGGACAAGTCGGTTGACCTAATCTTGACTGACCCACCGTACAACATCGGGAAGGCAAAGTGGGACAAGATACCAAACTATATTGAGTGGTGCGGGAAATGGTTCAAGGAATGCGAGCGGTTATTGAAAGATAACGGCTCATTTTATTTCTGGCATAACGATATGCCGCAGATTGCTCAACTGATGGAGTGGATACGGCAGAATACGCGGTTTGTGTTCAAGCAGATGATTGTCTGGAATAAGCGGTTTGACAAAGCGTCAAACAAAGGCTTTCTTGATGGGTTTGTCATGGTTGATGCTTTACGCAATTATCAACAGATGTGTGAATACTGCCTGTTCTACACATTCCAAGACGAAACAGGGTTATCGCAGGTTATGGGTAATTACGGGAGTTTTGAAAGCCTAAAGAGATATTTCGTGGCGGAAAAAACCAAAATAGAGAACGATAGTGGCACAAGGGTTAAAGACCGCCTGAAATGGACAACCCATTTTCATTCATTTGCACAAGGACAAAGCTGGGGGATGTGTACGGAAGAAAATTATAAAGAACTTCAAGCCATATTCCCAAATTATTTCAAAAGACCTTATGCAGATATTCACCGCGAATACGAGAGCCTACGGCAGGAATACGAGAACCTGCGCTACACCTTCAACGGGCAAAAGACGCACCACTCCGTATGGAACTACGAAACCGCACCGAAGCAAGGCCATATCACGCCGAAGCCCGTGGCAATGCTGGAGAACATTCTGCGCCATTCCAGCAATGAGGGCGACACCGTTCTCGACTGCTTCATGGGTTCAGGCAGTACAGGCGTGGCTTGCGTTAACACCAACCGCAACTTTATCGGCATTGAGCTGGACGAAGGGTATTACAACATCGCGCAGAAACGGATTGAACAGGCGCGGACGACCGGGAAGCAAATGATACTCACCGAGGGGAGCGAAGACGATGATAAGCAAGGATAGACGATACCGGGCCTTTGAGTGCCGGGCCGATGCAAATGAAGCCGCTGTGGATGGATATGCAGCGGTTTTTGATACGCCGGAGGTCATGTATGAGTTTGACGGCGTGAAGTATTCGGAGGTCATTGAGCGCGGCGCGTTTGATGAGGCGCAGATGGGCGACGTAGTGATGAATTTCAATCACGGCGGGAAACCGGTCGCCCGGACAAAGAACGGCACGCTGCAGTTGATGGTGGACGATCATGGGCTGAAGGTTCGGGCCGATTTGTCCAGCACGGCGGAATCCCGTGCGTTATACGATGAGATAAAGGCGGGGCTGATCGACAAGATGAGTTTCGCTTTTACTGTAAACAAGGAAGCCTACAACAAAGACACCCGGACGCGCTCAATCCAGGGCATCAAGCGCGTGTTCGACGTGGCAGCGGTAGATTTCCCTGCTTACGAATCCACGGCAATCACGGCGCGGTCCTATTTCGAGGCGGAGGCCGAGAGGGAGCGGGCGGAGGCCCGTCACGCGCTGGAACTGGCCAAGGCGAAATACTTTTACATGGGAGTGAACTAAATGAATTTGGATGACATGAACCTCCAGCAGGTGGAGGAACGGCTGGCCGCGCTGGACGTGGAGGTCCGCGAGGCGACCGAGGCCGAAGCGGTGGAAAAGGCCGCCGAGGAAAAGAAGGGCCTGCTCACCCGCAAGGCCGAACTGGTTGACCTGGAGCAGCGCAAAAAGACCACGCTGGAACTCAACGAGGGCAAGGCGCCCGAAAAAATCATTGAGGCAAGGAAGGAAGAAAAGAAAATGGAAGTTGAAAAGATGCTGGACCATTCCAGCGAGGAATACCGCAGCGCGTGGCTGAAGAACCTGCAGGGCAAGGAACTCAACGAGGTGGAGAAGCGCGCCCTGACTGGCGGCACCTCCGCGCTGCCCGAAGCGACCGCCAATAAGGTCGTGGAAATCCTGGTGGACACCGTTCCGCTGCTCAACGAAATTGAGCTGTTCAGGATGCCAGGCTCCATCAACATCGCTGTGGAAGTGACCGCACCCGGAGCTACCCGCGAGGCCGCTGGCGGCTCTGTAACTGCATCCACCGCTGTACTCCGCCAGGTGACCCTGGCCGGTTACAACATGAACGCGTTTATTCGCCTGGGCGCTGACCTGGCGCAGCAGGCTGTGTCCGCGTTTGAGGACTGGCTGACCCGCAAACTGGCTGACGCCATCGGCAACAAGATCGAGGACCTCATCGTCAACGGCGACGGTTCCGGCGATCCCAAGGGCATCGAGAAGTACGTCGACACATGGGACGTGTCCAACGGCACCGGCGTGGCCTGGACCGGTTCCTCCGGCGCTGCGCTGGATGTGGACGACCTGGACGCCGCGATTGGCCTGCTGCCAGCGAAATATGACCGCGACAGCAAGTTTGTGATGAGCAAAAAGACCTTCTACACCAACGTGGTCAACCTGGAAGACGTGAACAACCTGCCGGTCGTGGAGCGCGATGGCCGCAACTTCTACGTCAGGGGCTACCCGGTCGTGTTCTCCAACTATGTGGCCGACGGCACCATCTTCTTTGGTGACTTCAAGCGCGGCATGGTCGGCAACCTGTCCAGCAACATCCAGGTAGAGAAGCAGCGCAACCTGGCCTACAACGCCTGGGACTTCCTGGGCTGGGCCGTGTTTGACTGCGCCCCCGCCGCTGCCGGTTGCATCGTCAAGGTCGCTGCCAACATCCAGGCGTAAGGAGGTAGAACAATGGGACGCTATCCCGGAAAAGCAACCTGCGACGTGTCCGGCCTGCTCTTGGACGAGCTGAAGCCGGTACTCGCGCTGAACCTGACCGCCGCGGAGGCGGCTGACGCGGACGCGGACGGCCTGCTGAACGATTCGGCGACAGACACTACCGACGCAAAGACATATACCACCATGCTGGCCCAGCCGCCTCAGGCGAGGAAACTCAGTTTCACTCCGTCGGCCGCGGCTGACGCGGGCAACATCCTGGTGGCTGGCACGGACATCGACGACAACCCCATCACCGACACGGTGGCGACCAGCACGACCGCTGCGGTTTACAGCGCCAAGGCGTTCAAGACCGTCACCAGCGTCACCTACCCCAAGGACGATGGCGGTATCACCTGGGACGCGGGCTGGTCGGAAGCGATTGGCCTGCCGCTGAAACTGGCGGCCGCGCCCTTCGCCCTGGAGAAATTCGACGGCGTGGTGGAGATTGGAACCGCCGGCACCTTCACGGTGGACGCGGACGAACTCTCCAAGAACATCTACGACCCCAACGGCAACCTGGACGGCGCGAAGCCGCTTCAGCTGTTGCTGTTCATCTAAGGAGGAGTGACCGATGGCGGTTGGCGTGAATTACCTGGCCAAAATCAAGCGGGCGGTGCGTGTCGTGTCGACCGCCTCGGACATCGCCACAGAACTGACCGATTTGATTGAGGAATGCCGGGCTGACCTGGTTCAGCTCGGCGTCCTCCCCACCAAGGCGAACGATGAAACCGACGTGCTGGTGCTGGGCGCAGTGCGGAGTTTTGTTCGATGGAAGTTCGCCCAGGACGAGAAAGAAGCCCTGTGGAACATGCAGGACTATCTTGTTCAGCGCGATGAGATGCGGCGCAGAGAGGACTACACCGTGGAGGCCGCGCCATGAGGATGGACGAACAACTGGTGCTGGTCGATACCGTCACGAGCGTCAACGACGTGGGCATCCCGGTACTGACGGAAACCAAGACCACGGTTTGGGCGGACAAACTGAGCGCCAAACGCTCCGAGTACTACGCGGCCAACGCCGCGGGCATCCGTGTGGACATCGTGTTCAGCGTGAACGCGGACGATTACACCGGGCAAACCGAGGTGGAGTGGAACAGCACGAAATACAACGTGGTCAGGTCCTACGCCTCCGGCCGGGGCCGCGTGGAATTGACCTGCGCGTTGAGGTGATGAGATGGATATACGCTCAAAGATTGTGACGGCGCTTTCCGGCGTGGGGGCGCCTGCTTACTGGATGAAATGGGCCGGGGACACCAACCCGCCCGCCACCTACATCACCTTCCAGACGGTGAACCGGCCCGACCTCAGCGCGGACGATGCCCTTCACGAACGGGAGCACTTTGTGTACCTGGATGTATTCAGCGAAACCGACCCCTACACGGTGGCCAACGCTGTGCGGACGGCCATGGAAGGCGCGGGCTTTGATGAGGTCGAGATGCGGGATGTGGTGAGCGAACAAAGGGACTACCATGTGGCGTTTACCTTCTCCTACCTGGAGGTGGTTTGATGGCCATTACATTATCTGGCACTGAGGTGTTTCTGAGCGACTTGGAGAAGATGATTCCCGCCGATACGGACGTGGACGCGGCATTGGCGGAAGGGGCAGAAGTCATCGCCAGGGAAATGCGGCAGTTGGCGCCTGTCAAATCTGGAAAACTGAAGAGCGCTATCAAGGTTGGAAAAGCGCGGAACGGCCGAAACGGCCGCCAGGTGACGGTGGGTGTCCACCGGCGTGATTTCAGCGGCGACGACTACTACCCGGCCTATGTCGAGTACGGACACGGCGGGCCGCGACCCGCTCCACCGCACCCGTTCGTCCGCCCGGCCTTTGACCTGAAAAAAGACGAAGCCTGGAACACTGTCAAGCAGGCCGTCATTGACCAAATGAATGCGAAAGGACTGTAAAACATGGCAACAAGTTCAAGAATCGGCCTGCGCGATGTGAAAATCGCCTGGCTGACCGCAAATACCGACACCACGACCGTGCCGGCGGCCTATACGCTGGAATCAACCACCACACTGGAGGCCATCGACGCGCAAATCTCCCGGGGCACGGCTGACCCAGATGTCCAGTACGCGGATGACATCGAGTCGGACGTGTTGTACCCGGACCCGGAAATCACCATCACCCTGGAGGTCAAGGAAGTGCCGCTGGCGCTGCAGAAACTCCTGTTCGGGCAGGACGCTGTGGACGCGAACGGAGCGTATGCCTACAAGAGCGGCAAGACCCCGCCCTACTTCGCGCTGGGGTTCAAATCAGCCAAACGCAACGGCACGGACCGCTATGTGTGGTACTACAAGTGCCGTGCAAAACCGATGGACGAGACCTTCCACAC